CACTATGAAGAAGTCAGAAGTGGAACAGAACACAGAGTTTCGTATTACGTGGCCTCGTGGTGAAATGGGTAGCTTGCCAGCAGACAGCGAACAGTTCATGCTCATTGAACACATAGCTAGTGAACTAGAAAAACTACAGAACGAAATAGAAGACGGCAAAGCACCCTATGACCAACAGCAAAAACTAACGCTAGAGTTTTACGAAAAGCGTATCACGAACTTAGAAGATAACATAGAGAAGCTAAGAAACGGCGATGATTGAACTTACTTTTGTATTGCTGTTAACTATGGGCAGTGAAAAGGTAGAGTACACCCCGTATGAATCTTTATCTCAGTGTTTATCGGTGCGGCGTAAGATAAAACGGAACACAGGCGTAACTCATAACTTTGACCAGAAGTGGTCATGCAAAGAACTTAAAGTTAAAATAGACGAAGACACTGGCAGCATTTTAGAAATCGTAGAAGAATGATTGTGTTTGTGCTGTACGTGTACTTAGGTGCAAATATAATAGACCGCACACAA